ATGGCAGCGACGCACACACTCCCTCTGGCGTCACCGGGCATGGCACGCATCTGCCTTTACGGGGATTTACAACGATTTGGCCGCCGCATCGACCTTCGAGTGAAAACGGGGTCTGAAGCCATCCGGGCGCTGGCCATGCAGATCCCGGCGTTTCGTCAGAAACTGAGCGACGGCTGGTACCAGGTACGCATTGCCGGGCGTGATGCAGGTGAAACCGAATTGTCTGCCCGTCTTAATGAGCCGCTGGCAAATGGTGCCGTGATCCACATCGTGCCGCGTCTGGCGGGAGCTAAAAGTGGCGGTGTGTTTCAGGTGGTGCTGGGGGCGGCGCTGATTGCGGTGGCATGGTGGAACCCTGTGGGCTGGCTGGGTGCCGCGGCTGTATCGGGCATGTATGCGGCAGGGGCCAGTATGATCCTGGGCGGAGTGGCGCAGATGCTGGCACCGAAAGCCAGGACGCCCACGGCAGCAAGTACAGATAACGGCAAACAGAACACCTATTTCTCCTCACTGGATAACATGGTTGCCCAGGGCAATGTTCTGCCGGTTCTGTACGGTGAAATGCGCGTGGGGTCACGCGTGGTTTCTCAGGAAATCAGCACGGCAGACGAAGGGGATGGTGGGCAGGTTGTGGTGATTGGTCGCTGATGCAAAATGTTTTATGTGAAACCGCCTCCGGGCGGTTTTATCGTTTATGGAGCATGACGAATGGGTAAAGGCAGCAGTAAGGGGCATACCCCGCGCGAAGCGAAGGACAACCTGAAGTCCACGCAGTTGCTGAGTGTGATCGATGCCATCAGCGAAGGGCCGGTTGAAGGTCCGGTGGATGGATTAAAAAGCGTGCTGCTGAACAGTACGCCGGTGCTGGACACTGAGGGGAATACCAACATCTCCGGTGTCACGGTGGTGTTCCGTGCCGGTGAGCAGGAGCAGACACCGCCGGAGGGGTTTGAATCCTCCGGCTCCGAGACGGTGCTGGGTACGGAAGTGAAATATGACACGCCGATCACCCGCACCATTACGTCTGCAAACATCGACCGTCTGCGCTTTACCTTCGGTGTGCAGGCACTGGTGGAAACCACCTCAAAGGGGGACCGGAATCCATCGGAAGTCCGCCTGCTGGTTCAGATACAACGTAACGGTGGCTGGGTGACGGAAAAGGACATCACCATTAAGGGCAAAACCACCTCGCAGTATCTGGCCTCGGTGGTGGTGGATAACCTGCCGCCGCGCCCGTTCAGTATCCGGATGCGCAGAATGACGCCGGACAGCACCACAGACCAGTTGCAGAACAAAACGCTCTGGTCGTCATACACCGAAATTATCGATGTGAAACAGGGCTACCCGAACACGGCACTGGTCGGCGTACAGGTGGATTCGGAGCAGTTCGGCAGCCAGCAGGTGAGCCGTAATTATCATCTTCGCGGGCGCATTCTGCAGGTGCCGTCGAACTATAACCCGCAGACGCGACAATACAGCGGTATCTGGGACGGAACGTTAAAACCAGCATACAGCAACAACATGGCCTGGTGTCTGTGGGATATGCTGACCCACCCGCGCTACGGCATGGGAAAACGTCTTGGTGCGGCGGATGTGGACAAATGGGCGCTGTATGTCATCGGCCAGTACTGCGACCAGTCAGTGCCGGACGGCTTTGGCGGCACGGAGCCGCGCATCACCTGTAATGCGTACCTGACCACACAGCGCAAGGCGTGGGATGTGCTCAGTGATTTCTGCTCGGCGATGCGCTGTATGCCGGTATGGAACGGGCAGACGCTGACGTTCGTGCAGGACCGACCGTCGGATAAGGTGTGGGCCTATAACCGCAGTAATGTGGTGATGCCGGATGATGGTGCGCCGTTCCGCTACAGTTTCAGCGCCCTGAAAGACCGCCATAATGCCGTTGAGGTGAACTGGATTGACCCGGATAACGGCTGGGAGACGGCGACAGAGCTTGTTGAAGATACGCAGGCCATTGCCCGTTACGGTCGTAACGTCACGAAGATGGATGCCTTTGGCTGTACCAGCCGGGGGCAGGCGCACCGCGCCGGGCTGTGGCTGATTAAAACGGAACTGCTGGAAACGCAGACCGTGGACTTCAGCGTGGGTGCGGAAGGGCTTCGCCATGTACCGGGGGATGTCATTGAAATCTGCGATGATGACTATGCGGGTATCAGCACCGGCGGGCGCGTGCTGGCGGTGAACAGCCAGACCCGGACGCTGACGCTCGACCGTGAAATCACGCTGCCATCCTCCGGTACCACGCTGATAAGCCTGGTTGACGGTCAGGGTAATCCGGTCAGCGTGGAGGTCCAGTCCGTCACCGACGGCGTGAAGGTGAAAGTGAGCCGTGTTCCTGACGGCGTTGCAGAATACAGCGTGTGGGGGCTGAAGCTGCCGACGCTGCGCCAGCGCCTGTTCCGCTGCGTGAGTATCCGTGAGAACGACGACGGCACGTATGCCATCACCGCCGTGCAGCATGTACCGGAAAAAGAGGCCATCGTGGATAACGGGGCGCACTTTGACGGCGACCAGAGCGGCACGGTAAATGGTGTCACGCCGCCAGCGGTGCAGCACCTGACTGCCGAAGTCACCGCAGACAGCGGGGAATATCAGGTGCTGGCGCGCTGGGACACGCCGAAGGTGGTGAAGGGCGTGAGTTTCCTGCTTCGCCTGACCGTGGCAGCGGATGACGGCAGTGAGCGGCTGGTCAGCACGGCCCGGACGGCGGAAACCACATACCGCTTCACGCAACTGGCGCTGGGGAACTACAGGCTGACAGTCCGGGCGGTAAATGCGTGGGGACAGCAGGGCGATCCGGCATCGGTATCGTTCCGGATTGCCGCACCGGCAGCGCCGTCTCGGATTGAGCTGACGCCGGGCTATTTTCAGATAACCGCCACGCCGCATCTTGCGGTTTATGATCCGACGGTACAGTTTGAGTTCTGGTTCTCGGAAAAGCGGATTGCGGATATCAGGCAGGTTGAAACCACAGCCCGCTATCTTGGTACGGCGCTGTACTGGATAGCCGCCAGTATCAATATCAAACCGGGCCATGATTATTACTTTTATATCCGCAGTGTGAACACCGTTGGCAAATCGGTATTCGTGGAGGCTGTTGGTCAGCCGAGTGATGATGCATCCGGCTATCTGGATTTTTTCAAAGGCGAGATAGGGAAAACCCATCTGGCTCAGGAGCTGTGGACGCAGATTGATAACGGTCAGCTTGCGCCTGACCTGGCTGAAATCAGGACGTCCATTACGGATGTCAGCAATGAAATCACACAGACCGTCAATAAGAAACTGGAAGACCAGAGTGCAGCGATCCAGCAGATACAGAAGGTTCAGGTTGATACAAATAATAACCTGAACAGCATGTGGGCAGTGAAGCTGCAGCAGATGCAGGACGGACGCCTTTATATTGCGGGTATCGGTGCCGGTATTGAGAACACCCCTGACGGCATGCAGAGTCAGGTGCTGCTGGCGGCGGACAGGATTGCGATGATTAATCCTGCAAATGGCAACACAAAACCGATGTTTGTTGGTCAGGGTGATCAGATATTCATGAATGACGTGTTCCTGAAACGCCTGACGGCTCCCACCATTACCAGCGGTGGAAATCCGCCGGCATTTTCCCTGACACCGGACGGAAAGCTGACCGCTAAAAATGCGGATATCAGTGGCAGTGTGAATGCGAACGCCGGGACGCTCAACAATGTCACGGTAAATGAAAACTGTACGATTAAGGGCATGCTGGAGGCGACTCAGGTCAGAGGTGACTTCGTTAAAGCTGTATCCAAATCATTCCCGAAACAGGCTGGTACGTGGGGTAATACGGAAACACCAAACGGGACGGTTACAGTCACCATCAGCGATGATCATAACTTTGACCGTCAAATCATTATTCCGCCCATTATCTTTAACGGAATAGCGTATAGCGATCCGGGAAGTGGTAATAACCCGGGAGGTACAAGATACACGGGTTATGGTTTTGAAGTTCGCAAAAACGGCGTATTAATCGCATCCAGAGAAACTAAAGGGGCCATTCCCGGTAGTTACAGTGCAGTTATTGATATGCCGAGTGGCAGGGGAAGCGTCACTCTGGAGTTTAAGATTTTCCAGAAAGGCAATCAGGGGGCAGGCAATATCACCGACTGTACGGTGATTGTGACCAAAAAAGCCGCTTCCGGCATCAGTATTCGTTGAAATATTTATAACCCCAATAAAGGGCGTCAGGAATGACGCCTTTTTTATTGCAGAAAAGCGAGAGGTAATTATGCGTAAAGTTTGTGCAGCAATTTTGTCCGCAGCCATTTGTCTGGCCGTATCCGGTGCGCCTGCATGGGCGTCTGAACATCAGTCCACGCTGAGCGCGGGGTATCTTCATGCCTCGACGAACGTCCCCGGCAGTGATGATCTGAACGGGATTAACGTGAAATACCGTTATGAGTTTACGGACACACTGGGGCTGGTGACGTCATTCAGCTATGCAGGAGACAAGAATCGCCAGCTGACCCGTTACAGCGATACCCGCTGGCATGAAGATTCCGTTCGTAACCGCTGGTTCAGCGTAATGGCGGGGCCGTCTGTGCGCGTGAATGAATGGTTCAGCGCGTATGCGATGGCGGGTGTGGCTTACAGCCGTGTGTCGACTTTCTCCGGGGATTATCTTCGCGTAACTGACAACAAGGGGAAAAAGCACGATGTGCTGACCGGAAGTGATGACGGTCGCCACAGCAACACGTCTCTGGCGTGGGGGGCTGGCGTGCAGTTTAACCCGACCGAATCCGTGGCCATTGATATTGCTTATGAAGGCTCCGGCAGTGGTGACTGGCGCACTGACGGTTTCATCGTGGGTGTCGGTTATAAATTCTGATTAGCCAGGTAACACAGTGTTATGACAGCCCGCCGGTTCAGGCGGGCTTTTTTGTGGGGTGAATATGGCAGTAAAGATTTCAGGTGTACTGAAAGACGGCACAGGAAAACCGGTACAGAACTGCACAATCCAGCTGAAAGCAAAACGTAACAGCACCACGGTGGTGGTGAACACGCTGGCCTCAGAAAATCCGGATGAAGCCGGGCGTTACAGCATGGACGTTGAGTACGGGCAGTACAGCGTTATTCTGTTGGTGGAAGGCTTCCCGCCGTCACATGCCGGGACCATCGCCGTGTATGAAGATTCCCGACCCGGTACGCTGAATGATTTTCTCGGTGCCATGACGGAGGATGATGCCCGTCCTGAGGCACTGCGCCGTTTTGAACTGATGGTGGAAGAGGTGGCGCGTAACGCGTCCGCGGTGGCACAGAACACGGCAGCCGCGAAGAAGTCAGCCAGCGATGCCGGCACATCAGCCCGTGAGGCGGCAACCCATGCGACTGATGCTGCAGGCTCAGCACGCGCAGCCAGCACGTCAGCCGGACAGGCCGCTTCGTCGGCTCAGTCAGCGTCTTCCAGCGCAGGAACGGCATCAACAAAGGCCACTGAAGCGGAAAAAAGTGCTGCCGCTGCAGAGTCCTCAAAAAGCGCGGCGGTCACCAGTGCCGCTGCGGCGAAAACGTCAGAAACGAATGCGGCAGCGTCACAACAATCAGCAGCCACTTCTGCATCCGCCGCGACCACGAAGGCGTCAGAAGCAGCCACCTCAGCCCGGGATGCGGCGGCCTCAAAAGAGGCAGCGAAATCATCAGAAACGAACGCATCATCAAGCGCCAGTAGTGCCGCTTCCTCGGCAACGGCGGCAGGAAATTCCGCGAAGGCGGCAAAAACGTCCGAGACGAACGCCAGGTCTTCTGAAACGGCAGCGGGACAGAGTGCCTCAGCTGCGGCAGGCTCAAAAACAGCGGCTGCATCATCTGCCAGTGCCGCATCAACAAGTGCCGGGCAGGCCTCAGCCAGTGCCACCGCTGCCGGAAAGTCGGCAGAAAGTGCCGCATCGTCTGCTTCAACAGCCACAACGAAGGCTGGCGAAGCCACTGAACAGGCCAGCGCAGCAGCGAGGTCAGCTTCCGCAGCGAAGACATCCGAAACGAACGCGAAAGCGTCGGAAACCCGTGCAGAATCCTCAAAAACGGCTGCCGCATCGTCAGCCAGTTCGGCGGCGTCATCGGCATCATCGGCGTCTGCTTCAAAAGATGAGGCGACCATACAGGCGTCAGCAGCGAAGGGCAGCGCCACGACGGCATCCACGAAGGCGACAGAGGCTGCTGGTAGTGCGACGGCAGCAGCTCAGAGCAAAAGTACGGCGGAATCTGCAGCAACGCGCGCTGAGACAGCGGCAAAACGGGCAGAGGATATTGCATCCGCCGTGGCGCTTGAGGATGCGAGCACGACGAAAAAGGGGATAGTACAGCTCAGTAGTGCGACTAACAGCACGTCTGAAACGCTGGCGGCAACGCCAAAGGCAGTAAAATCAGCCTATGACAATGCAGAGAAACGTCTGCAGAAAGACCAGAACGGCGCTGATATACCCGATAAGGGACGCTTCCTGAACAACATTAACGCGGTCAGTAAAACAGACTTTGCTGATAAGCGTGGTATGCGTTATGTGCGGGTTAACGCTCCTGCAGGTGCAACATCTGGAAAATATTACCCTGTTGTTGTTATGCGTTCTGCTGGCTCAGTAAGCGAACTGGCATCAAGGGTCATTATCACCACGGCAACGCGAACCGCAGGCGATCCGATGAATAACTGCGAGTTTAACGGATTTGTTATGCCTGGTGGCTGGACTGACAGGGGGCGTTATGCTTATGGAATGTTCTGGCAATATCAAAACAATGAACGAGCCATCCACTCAATAATGATGAGTAATAAGGGCGATGATTTGCGCTCTGTGTTCTATGTTGATGGCGCTGCTTTCCCTGTTTTTGCGTTTATCGAAGATGGCCTGTCAATATCCGCACCTGGTGCTGATCTCGTTGTTAATGATACGACCTATAAGTTTGGGGCAACAAATCCGGCGACTGAATGTATCGCGGCGGACGTTATCCTTGATTTTAAGAGTGGGCGTGGTTTTTATGAGTCTCATTCGTTAATCGTTAACGATAACTTGTCGTGCAAAAAACTTTTTGCCACAGACGAAATTGTAGCGCGTGGTGGTAATCAGATTCGAATGATAGGTGGGGAGTATGGGGCATTATGGCGTAATGATGGCGCTAAAACTTACCTGCTGCTTACCAATCAAGGTGATGTTTATGGTGGCTGGAATACATTAAGACCGTTTGCTATTGATAACGCAACCGGCGAACTGGTTATTGGAACCAAACTGTCCGCAAGTCTGAACGGTAATGCATTAACAGCAACAAAGCTGCAAACGCCAAGACGGGTTTCTGGTGTTGAGTTTGATGGTTCCAAAGATATTACTTTAACCGCCGCGCATGTGGCTGCTTTTGCCAGAAGGGCAACGGATACATATGCCGATGCGGATGGTGGCGTTCCCTGGAATGCCGAATCAGGCGCTTATAATGTCACCCGCTCTGGCGACAGCTATATTCTGGTTAACTTCTATACCGGAGTCGGAAGTTGCCGGACCTTGCAGATGAAGGCGCATTACAGAAATGGTGGTCTGTTCTACCGTTCTTCAAGAGACGGTTATGGTTTTGAGGAAGACTGGGCAGAAGTTTATACCTCGAAAAATCTTCCACCAGAAAGCTACCCAGTCGGCGCACCAATCCCGTGGCCATCAGATACCGTTCCGTCTGGTTATGCCCTGATGCAGGGGCAGACTTTTGACAAATCTGCCTACCCGAAACTTGCAGCCGCTTATCCGTCAGGCGTGATCCCTGATATGCGTGGCTGGACGATTAAGGGCAAGCCCGCCAGTGGTCGTGCCGTATTGTCTCAGGAACAGGACGGCATAAAATCGCATACCCACAGCGCCAGCGCATCCAGTACTGATTTGGGGACGAAAACCACATCGTCGTTTGATTACGGCACTAAATCCACGAATAACACTGGTGCGCATACCCATAGTATTAGCGGGACCGCAAATAGTGCCGGCGCGCACCAACACAAGAGTTCCGGTGCATTTGGTGGCACGAACACGAGCATTTTCCCTAATGGTTATACCGCGATTTCAAATCCAAGCGCGGGGATTATGAGCACAACAAGCGGTAGTGGCCAGACTCGTAATGCAGGGAAGACATCATCAGATGGTGCTCATACCCACTCGCTGTCCGGCACTGCTGCAAGCGCAGGCGCACATGCACATACTGTCGGTATTGGTGCTCATACGCACTCCGTTGCGATTGGCTCACATGGACACACCATCACCGTTAACGCTGCGGGTAACGCGGAAAACACCGTCAAAAACATCGCATTTAACTATATTGTGAGGCTTGCATAATGGCATTCAGAATGAGTGAACAAGCACGGACTATAAAAATTTATAATCTGCTGGCCGGAACTAATGAATTTATTGGTGAAGGTGACGCATATATTCCGCCTCATACAGGTCTGCCAGCAAACAGTACCGATATTGCACCACCAGATATTCCGGCAGGCTTCGTGGCTGTTTTCAACAGTGATGAGGCATCGTGGCATCTCGTTGAAGACCATCGGGGTAAAACGGTTTATGACGTGGCTTCCGGCGACGCGTTATTTATTTCTGAACTTGGCTCGTTACCGGAAAATGTCACCTGGTTATCGCCGGAAGGGGAATATCAGAAGTGGAACGGCACAGCCTGGGTGAAGGATCCGGAAGCAGAAAAACTGTTCCGGATCCGGGAGGCGGAAGAAACAAAAAACAGCCTGATGCAGGTAGCCAGTGAGCATATAGCGCCACTTCAGGATGCTGTAGATCTGGAGATCGCAACGGAGGAAGAAACCTCATTGCTGGAAGCCTGGAAAAAATATCGGGTGTTGCTGAACCGTGTTAATACAACAACTGCACCTGATATTGAGTGGCCGGAAGAACCAGACACAATGTAAGCGAAAAAGAAAAACCGCAGACACGACGTATGCAGGACGTGCTGCGGTTTGGCTAGTAAACTTTTGATAGTGCGAGTATTGAATGATTTCCAGCCCATTACTCATTTTACGCTTTTCACGCGCAAGAGAAATTGAACTTTATTCCTCTGTCACCACATGACGGGGATTAACATTCTGGATTTTTTATTTCTAAATCAGATAAAGCATTAATTCTTATTTTTTCTAAGGCTTTATCCATGGCCCCCTTGATTCTGTATCCATAATCATCCGGTTCTTCATATTCCTGTGGGGACGGATTTGTACCAATATTCTCAATTAATTCATTTAAAATAACTGTTACTTCTTTATTAAGAAGAACTGCTTTAGTTAACATCATCTCTGTTAATGCTGTGAAGGCTAGGCTAAGTTTCTGTTGTAGCTCTTTATTTTTTAATTTAAGATCTTCATCGTTTAGTGCTTTATCACGGTCTTCGTGAGCCTGTTGTACTTCATCCCAAAACAGCTTTTCTTGTTCTTGATTAAAATATCCTTGATAACTATTGGCTACATATGTTGGCATCATGTGAATCTCAATAATTTCAAATTCATTATCAGCCCATTTTTTTATACTAAGTAACTGAGTGTAAATGTACTCATACATATCGTACTTTTTTTGCCAGATTTGTTGAGAAATCCACAACTCAGAAGTAATCTTTTTTTCTATATCTTTGATAGTTGTTGTATTTAATGCTAACTGCTTTCTGAGTATTTCATAGTTAGCGTTGGTAGCAGAAATTTTTGCTTTTTCAGTTATAAAAGAAACAATAAAGTTCACTATGAGAGCTGCAATAATAATAGCGAAGCTCAACCCTAAAATCTCTGTGGTTGAGAAATTAGATGACTGTAATGCTTTGATAAGTTCAAAAAACTGTTTTTCTGTGAGCATGGTACCTTACCAAAAATTAAGACTGTTATCTATATAAAAATGTTACCCAAGAGGGATTGTAATGAAATAACAAACCGGCACATTGGCCGGTTTGAAGTTCAAGGGGGTGAGATTGTAGAGGCGTTACCTTGTTCTATCACACCAGACCTAATCTTATAACTACCAAGGATGTTGACCGTTTTATTATTTTTCATCGCGTCAAAAATTAAGCCTATTTCATCAGGATCATTGATAAAACTGGTATCAACATAGATCGGGAATGAATCATCACCTGTTGGCTCATGGCAGCTTAACGTTAGCTTATCGGCTGAGCGTTTTATACTATCAATGACAACTTCCAATGTTTGCTGCTCTGACTTAGCCTTTTCAATTGGGTTCTTGATGATTTCTTGAACCTGACCTTGCGAAAGCTCAATATTGCTGGCCCCGCGGATCGTCACTTTGTCTGCATCAGATGCACCTTTAAGAACTCCAGTGTATGCCTTAGCTGTGTGCTCTTGGATACCTTCGGCGCGCTCTATCGTATCAATACCTTCATGTGCTTTTATTGCAGACAGCATACCATCGCGTAGAATTGTCATCCGCTCGGATTCTGCTCGCTGTTTTGCTTCTTCCAGTTGTAACTCAATAGTTTTGGTTTCGACTTGTGTCTGATGATCTAAGTAGGACGTACCGACCCATGCGCCGCCTAAAACTAAGACAGCAAACAGGAAACACATTGTTTTCTGTCTTGGGCTCATACCTTGCGTTACCTTCTCAAATGCGTTACCAAAGGAATCAATAAGTTCTTTAACTGAGGTGATAATTTCTGTGCAGCCAGGATTGATAGTAAAAACCAACTCTGCAGCTTCTCGATCCTCAGCAGTGAGCTTCTGTAAGTTAGAGGTTTTGTACTTGATTAGAGTAAAAACCTTGTACATCTCAGTTTGAAATTCACAGATACCCTGTGCCAAACTTGCAGGCAGAGTACCATTATACTTATCTTCATCACCAAAAAATTTGAAATCAATACTTTCTAAGAAGTTTAACTTCAAATTTTCAATGTGGATTTCTTCGCCTGAAATAACTCGTCCGAAAATATTTTCTATATCATCAATATCATTGATTTCATAGGCCTGAATTGCATCTTCCAT